AAAGCTTCTGTTATTGTTACTGTTAGTGCTCCCGCATTTAAATCCGTATCTGCCATAATTTTTTATTTTATATTGTTTATTACTCTTTTGTATATACCTAATGGCATAATTTTACAATTCTTATATTTCTTTGGTCTCACCCATACTAGTTTATGATAAAAGTCATCAAGTATAGGAACCTTATATTTTACTAACTCTCCTGTTTCTTTACTGGCCTTTTGGTCTATTCTAACATGAAAGGCTCTCGTATGTTCTCTTTTGTCTAAATACACATATCCCATATTATTTGGTAGATGTATTTTTTCTTCTCTAACAACTAAATCTCTTAAAACAATTTCAAAATATCTTTTAACTATATTATAAAATGTACTATAATTTATTTTTTTAAGTAAATTCTTTTTTACATTACTATAAATCTCTCTTACTTGTGTATATTTATGTTTATATTTACTACTCATTATTGTGATTGTTGTCCTCCTATATTTATTTTAGTAGTATCTACATTATCTTCTATTAAATCTTCTGGTGTTTTCATTATTAATGTCATTTCTACTTCTGCCACCCTACTTATCAACAAAGGTATATCTTCATTTGATATAGGATACGAATCTGTTGAGTCTAGGTAGGGGTAGATTGGTTTCGGTATAAGTTGATTATTTGATAAGCTTGTTTCCCACTCCCACGCAATTGAATCTGTTGGATTTTGTAAAATTCCATACACTTCTAATCCGTATTCGTATATGTAAGTATTAGAATCTCTATTCGCTCTAATTCTTAGTCCTCCTACCTCTAATTTTGTTTGACTATTATAATTATAAGGAATAGCGTACGGAGTTTTAATTTTGGTAAATCTATTAGCCCAAGCGTATTGAGCTTCATCTTTTGTTTTTATAGGAACAGGACTCCATCCTGTAAAGTGTCCAGGTGAACTAGCGTCTAGAGAGTTAGTAGTTCTTCTTTTAATTCTAGCGTCTGTAATACCATCTCTATTACCTACATTTATTGTATTAGGTATTGTTTCAGTGTATAAAAAATAATCATTATCATTATCGTCTAAATAATTTTTTCCATAATAAGTGTTGTTTGTCCAAGATGCTTGATATTGTTCATTCATCCCACTTACACTATTCAATGGAAAGGTATTTTGCGCAGTTTGAGATATGTAGTAACCAGGATAATTATTATGGTCTGCAGGATAAATTCTAAACGCTTTAATTGGTTGTACCCAATTTCTATCTAAGGGAGCTCCTGATAATAACTTTTCTTCTATTATCTTTGCTCTATGATAATGTATCCAATGTTTTATTTGTCTGGTACTAATATTTTGCTCTAAAGTTTCACTACCACCAGACATTAATTCTTTAATGTTGTATGCTATTTCGTTTAATGTCGCCATATAATTATATTAATTACAAAATTACGAATTTTATTCCAATTAAACAGAAATAGGCCCGCACAAATTAATGATTAGACCTATTTCATTTGCACAGGGAGCAAATATCTTTAGATGTGTATCTATTGTTGTTCTTCGTTTGCCTGTACAGTATAATTAGAACTTTCTATGTTTCCTGTCATTTTTCTCACAGCTATATTTAAAATATCATGTTGATATTGTTCTGGAATACGGTCCCACTCATTTACACTTAGATGTCTTAAATATCTTATATTAAAAGTATCAGAACCAGTAAAATCTAGAGTACCTCCATTACTAAAATAAAGCCTTTCCTCGTTACCATTTTGTGTTAGCGCGCATATAGGATTATCATCATTTACAGTTTTAAATGGATTATTAGTTATTTTTAAAGCGGTTAGTTCGTCATCTGACACAATTCTGCATTCAATTCCGTTTAAAGCAGCGTATGTTAGATGGTGAAAGTTATGAGTAAAATCAACGAAACTAGAACCAACTGTAACCCATCCTGAATTTTGATTTGCAGATTGCCTAGCTCCAATCATTTCCTTATACTCTTGATTAACTCCCCTTAACTCATATCTTTTATTTAAAAACTCTGTAATAGATAAATTTATAAATATATCTTTTTCAGTATTTAAAAAGTATGGTTGATTTGCTTTATCAATCATTAAATCTACATATTCATACGCTGCAGTTATATTCATTATTTATTATTTTGAATATTTTCTATTTCTTGTTCTATTTGTGATATTGCAGAACCAGCTCTCATTGAATGTTCTTCTGTTTCTTCAATTAACTCAACTGGTTTTTCTTCTGTTTTTCTTACCTTACCACCTCTAAGTTCTTGTTTTAATAAAGCGTAAGTATCACCATTATCTTTTAACCACATAATAGCTTGGTCATCGGTTAATCCAATATTCAATGTGTTATGTTTCCACACACCATTTACTTTATTTAAAACTTTATTTTTACGAGCTTTTACTAAGAATACTCTATGTTCTTTATCCATGTCATTAACATAGGTTAAGAATTTATCTGCGTTTGTACTCGCAAGTTCTATTATCCTTGCTCTTAATAACATTTCTTCTTGACTTAAATCGTACCCTAAAAGTAATCCAAGTTCTTTAATTTGCTCTACTTTTAATTCAGCAGCCATTGTTATCGCTTCTGCACTTTTAATAGACTTTTCAGCGGTTTGCTTTTCTTTAGTTGAAACATCTTCTATAATAAATTTTCCTTTTATTAAAGGATGGTCTTCTAGAAATGTATACAATCTATTATCATATTCTTTGTCTATATCTAATGTTACTACAGCTTGAAACATTTCGTATCCATTTACTGTTTTTCCATTAATATCTACTAATTCTTTTATCCTACCTTCGCTGTCTGTGTAGGTACCAAATTTACAATAGTTAAATTTATCTGGATTTTTTGATTTAATCATTACAATGTGACTCATCTTTTTTTGTTTTTAGTTAATACTCCCTGTTAATATTTAGGTATTGTTTTACCTTTATTTTCTTTTATAAGTTTGTCTCCCTCTATCCATGTTTTATTAGAAGACTCTGTTTTCCATTTGAACCCAGATTGTCCACCAATATTGAATCTATCTTTTTTCATTTCATCATACTCTTTAGATTTCTTTTTTTTATACCCTTCTGGGTCTCCTGATAAGTCAGCTAAAAAGTCTATAAAGTTTCCCATAGTTTTACAAAGTTAAGAATTTTGGGGGGAATAAATCCCCCCGAAACTCTAAATTAATTACTATTATGCAATAGTAGTAGCGTTAGCTGAAAAGTCAGAATCACTTAAATCCTTAACATAAGCTTGAGCAATCCATTGCGTACCCGTAGATACACATGAAATTCTGTCTCCTGGCGTTGAAGCTGCAGTAAACACAAAGAAGTCGTCACCAGTAACCATAAAGTTACCAGCAGTACCATCTACTTCATGAACCTGACCAATATTATCTCCTTGGCCAAAAGAAACATTTACTACTTGGTCCATAGACCCGTCAGTAGCTGCTATACCTTCAGTTAGTACGATATCAACTTGAAACCCTACATGACCTATAGCAGGCATTGTTATTGTTGTTTCAGCGGTAGGATTAACAAGAAGTAATTTTCCTGAGTCCTCATTAGTTAATGTGATATCAGCTAGAACATTTTCAACTATTTTAGCTGTCCTCATTTTTGGTACATACACAGCTTCTTCTCCAGCAGCTAAAGAAGCTCCAGTACTGTCTGTAGCGGAAAGCCATCCTGCGACAGCTGTTCTCATTCTGTTAAAATCAAATTTTATTGCCATTTTTTTATTGTTTTTGTAGTATTGGGGGGTTTTAATTTTTACCCCCCTCTACCAAGTTATTGTTTGAGGTATCCTAGCCAAGCAATTTGTTCTAGGCATACCAGTTAATTAATTATGAATGAACTATAGTACCACAAGCAGTCACTCCTTCTATGTATGAACTATTTATATCATCTGCAATAGTAATTACTGGACCATGACCAGTCGCTATTAAGCGCTGTATATGTCTAGCAGCAGTAACAGAGTCGTCAGTATCCATAAGGACAGAACCGTCTCCTAAAGCATTTGTTTGATAGTTTACACCTAGTTTAGCAGAACCACTCGCACCTATAATCTCAACATCAGTAATTCTGTCTGCATCAATACATACAGCATCAGAAGTACTATTTGCAAAATATAAAAATTTTCTTTTTTTCATTATTTTATTATTTTAAAGATTAAACATTAAGAGTGAGTAATGGTACCTGTAGCAGTAACTCCAGCCATATAAATACTATCTACATCGTCAGCAACAGTAATATCTGTATTAGATGTTGCAATTAAACGAGATAGTTCTTTTATAGCTTTTATAGAATCATCAGCCGTAATGTCCACATTACCATCTGCATTATCATTAAGCATGTAGTTTATAGTAAACGCTGTCGCACTAGTAACCTCTAAATCAGTCACACGGTCAGCATCTATCCACGCAGCATCTGTTGCGCTATTTCGTACTAATAAGTACCTTTTTTTATTTGACATGATTATAAATTTTAAGGTTAATAATTACGATACACTCAATATACCACAAGACAATGGGTTTCTAACAACGATTCCAGTTTCTGAAAGCACGTGGCATTCAAACTTGTCATCAGCGTTAGCACTTAACATTGATTTTTGGTCATAAGGGTTTACCATTCCAGCTACATACTTCTTAATCATACTTCTATTTACTCCTTCAGCACCTTTAGTAACTAACTCTACGTTAGAAACACCAGATGTTTTTCCGAAGTCCATAAATACCATTTTAGCAGATTCTTTAAGTCTGTTGTCACCAAACGAATTAGTTCCACCAGCTGAAGAGTGAATATTAGGGTCATCAAATACAGGGTTATGAGCAACAGTAATTTTGTTACCTAAAGCACTGTATGAAGCAAAGTTTGCTCCTAAATGAACATCACCTTTAACACCTTGCAAAGAACCACCTGTCATTGCACCAGAAGGAGCAACTAAAAGGTCTTTCATAGCTCTGTGGAACGCTAATCTACCTTCAGTACCAGTGAATACTACCCACTCGTTACCTTCAGCAGAAGTTGCGTTTAATGAAATCTTAGCGATAAACTCAGTAATAATATCTTCAGTTAAAGACCCCATAGAATATGAAGCTTGATTTGAAGAGTTAATTTGAGCTAATAATCCATCACCACTTACCATTGAAGTAGCTTGTGTACCTGAAGTACCAAGTACAGATGAAGTATAAGCTCCTGGTCTTTGAATTGTAGTGTCTGTAACAGATTTTCTACCATACCATCTTTGTAACTCTTGTTGGTACATAAACTCATCCATCATTTGTTGTTCTCTTGTAAAGTACCAAAGTCTTGAACCATTATTTTCAATCCAAGTAACATCAGTTAAATCTTTACCAGTAACTGTACACTTCTTTCTCATTGTAGTTAACCAGTTAGTATGAGTAGAAGGATATACCCAATTCTCACCTACATCAGCTCCGTCAGAACCATAAGGAAACGCAGAACCAATAGAAGCGATAATAGCTTCATCAGCAACGTCAGTCAATAATACTGGCTGAGCAGAAGCATCTATTATTTCAAATTTTACAATTCTATCAGTAGAAGCACCTGAGCCTGAATCATTACTTCTAGGGTCTTCAACAACTACAGCTGTAGCTCCTGATTGGAATCTTACCATATCCCATTTGTTAAGGAAATCTGGAGTTCTACTACTAGCTGTTCCATCTATAAGGATTGAGAAAACATCATTTGCAGCGTCAGCAGCAGCCCAATTCACTGTAGAAGCAGCTGTTGGTGAACTAGTCCAAGCAGTGTCAGCAGACACTCCTAAAACTGCTCCAGTACAGTATGATGGTGCATTTAATCTTCCCATAACTTTCCATTCAAAAGAGTTGTCACCCAACACTTTTTCACTTGCATAACGACCTGTTCTTTCTAAAAGATAAGTCGCAGCATAACGAGGATACTGTTGAACTAAAGTCCTAGCAATCTCTGGGTATTGCATTAGGGCTGTATTCAAAGCATTCTCTGCAGTGGTACCTTGTCCGTAGGTACCTGTATACATATTTGCCATTTTTTTTAAATTTATTAATTAAACATTATTTTACTTTTGCTCAATTAACTTTCAACTACATTAGACTTTGTCTTACTTTTGTTTACTCGTTCATGAACGCTTTTGGGTCAAACGCATCCCCTTTCGGTTGATATGGATTACGACTTTTCCCATTGTTAAGGTTTGGTGATTGTATAGAATCCATTAGACTCTTACTACCTTCATTTCTACCTTGAGAACGAAGAATGTCTTTAATTTGGTCCTTATATAGCAGAAACATAGCAACGTCAGCAACATTGGCATGACTTTTCCATAATTCATTCGCCATATCTTTAGTAGCAAATCTATACACTTCTTCCTTCTGTTTTTTTGTTACTTTACCCCCCATGAACCTATCCATTCCTTTTAAGTGAGATTGTAAACCTTCTCTAGCTTCACTTATTTTTTTATTTTTTTCTGCTACACTTTGTTCTTGTGAAGCAGCTAAATTTTCTTTAGCTTGTCTTATAGCTCCCTTTATATTTCTTTTTATTTCTCTTCCTTTAATAGATATCAAACCATTACGCTGCATTTTATCAACAGTGTCGTCTATTTCAGATTGAGTTAAACCGTCCGCCTTTAATTCTTCTATTACTAAATCTTTATTAGAATAATCTAAATAGTTTTGTAATGTAGAAATTTCTGGACTAGTTATTTCTTTTTCTTGAGTCTCTTCTTCTGTACCTTTACTGTTCATAGCCTTCATAGTTTGTCTGATTTCTTCTTTAGAAGCATCAGGCATCCCTAATTGTTTAGCTACTTTTCCCCAGTCTAAATCGTCATCTTTTTCTTCTACTTCTGATTTAGCTTCCCAGTCATACGATTCTTCTGGTTCTGTTTCTTCTTCTTTAATGTTTTTTTCCCATTTCCATCCGTCTTCCTCTGTTACAGGCTCTCCTTTGTCTTCAGTTTCTGTAACAGGAGTATCTGGGCCCAAGTCTCCTGATGGAGTATCGGATGCAAACGCTAATGGATTAAATGATTCTGTGTTTTCTTTTGTTTCATTAGAAGCTGATTCACTAGTAACCTCTTCTACTAAGCTTGATTTTTCTTCTGACATATTTATTTAATTTATTTGTTCCCTATTTTGCAAAGATACAAATTATTTTGTAACTTTGTTCTTCGCTCTTAATTTATCCTCCATTGTGGTAGGTGACTCTCCAGTAAAACTATTTTTATCTTTTTCAGAATTACTAGTATCTTTGTTTATTTCATGGTCAGCTAATTTTTTATTAAAGTCTGCGTCTTGAGTGGAGTCATGTATGTCTCTCTTGTCTTCAGACTGTAGTGTTGCAACCGCCATTCTAGATTCAGCTTGTATTTCCGCCACTTGTATTTTAGTGTCGTTATCCATTTTCTTAAGTTGAGCTTCTGATTGAAACTTAGCTTGGTCAGCTTCTTGTTGAGCTTGCATTTGTTGCATAACTTGCTGTTGTTGTTCAGCTGCTTGTTCTTTCATTTTATCCATACCTTGTTCTAAAACTTTTTCTGCTTCAGTCATAGTATCTGCTTTAAGTACTTTTAAAATGTTAAGTAAATCAATATTTCCTGCTTGTAATGCAGATTGAGCTAATTGTTGTACCACTTGTTTCATAGCGTCATCCTTACCACTGTCCCCCACATAAACACCGTAATCTTGTAAAGCTACTTGAGGCATAATATTTAAAAATTTGTAAGCTCCATCTCCTAATATCATTGCTGCTTTTTTACCACCTGCCCAAGCAATCTTCATGTTGTTACACAAACTTTCTAAAACTCTTTGCTTCACCTCTGCGTGTGAATAGAACCAAGATTCTGTAATAGTTGATGATTGAACTACGCTTCTTTGTACATTACCTACGTATTCATATTGTTCTACCGCTCCTTCTCTTTGTCTTGTAACTCCAGAAAGTTGTCCAGCCATATCTTCTAACATAATCTTTAAGTTGATTAACTGCTGTACAGATTGTGACAATGTAAAATCAACTTGTTGGAATTGATTAAAAGAGCTTACCTGACCACCCTCATCTTTTGAGTTAATAGGAATAATACCATCTGTCTTTAAGTGATATAATACGGTTTGCATGTCCATACCTACATTTGTTGGTATTTGTGATGTGTCGTATACTACTGCCTTACCACCTGAACGCGCCATAGCTAACTCTATTTGATATATTACAATATTGTATAACATTTGAGTATTAGCAAGTATATCTACCATTGAGTTTGGATGTCCTGTAGTATTACCTTTTATACATCCAATATAAGATAAATTAGTTTTACCTGGGTCGTCTACACTTCTAACTTGATTATCTCTCCTTTTAGCTTTTACTAATATTTTACCTCCAATTTTTGTCGCTTCCCATATATCATCTACCCACTTAGTTTCTATAGTATCACCTTTTCTTTTTTTGTATGTGTCTCTTACCATTTTTCTAAATGGTCTATCTGGGTCATATTTATTAGGAGATATTTTAAACTTAATAGCTCTTAAAGATTTCCATTCAGCTGTTACTATACGAATACGATTTTCTTTACCATGAGCGCTGTCCACCCATAATAATTGATTATTATAGTCACTAACATCTTGACCATAAGAAGTTCTCATTTCGTCTAATA